CGCCGTATTGGGGTGGCGATGGCGGCACAGCTGCTGGTGGAGGCGGAGGCGGCAGCCCAAGCAGCGACAGTGGCACCGGCGGCAAGGGCGGAGACGGCATTGCCGTGATCACATACAACATCATGGAGGCATAATTATGAAAATATTTCAGATAGTCGACAATTTCTGCTACTACGACGCGACGCTGGTGCATCCGACACTCGCCGCCACGGAAGGCAAATACCCTCCGGACGTCCTCTTCGTCGAAGCGCCGGATAATGTCTTCGAGGGCTGGGGCTACGACAGCGCGCAGGAAGGCGACGCCCGCTTCATTAAGCCCACGCCGCCGGAAGGCTGGCTGTATGACGACGCGACCGGAACTTTTTATCCGGCAGACGGGGAGAAGCCGAAGCCGCCGACGCAATCCGGCGACATCTCCGCGCTTTCCGCAAAGGTCGCGAGCCTCGAGGAACAGCTCGCGACGATCGAGGCTGTCAACAAAACCATTTTAGGAGTTGAATAACATGGACGAAAAACTTATCGCAAAGGCACGGGAGCTCCGCGCAATCATCGAAAAAGCGATGACTGAGACGGCAAGCCTGACCGAGGCGGAAGCCATCTCGGCGACCTGCCTGTATCCGAAGTGGAACGGGAACGGCGTCGCATATATCAAGGGACAGCGGGTCCAGGATGACGGGGTGCTTTACACCGTGCTCCAAAACCACACCTCGCAGGCGGGATGGAAGCCGACCGCCGCGCCGTCGCTTTTTGCGAAAGTGCTGATCCCTGACCCGTCGGTCGTCCCCGAATGGGTGCAGCCTGACTCGACGAACCCGTACATGAAAGGCGACAAGGTAAAGCACAATGGCAAGACCTGGGTGTCGCTGATTGACAACAATGTCTGGGAACCCGGAGCCGTCGGAACCGCCGCGCTGTGGCAGGAAGTGACTGAATGAGTATCGGAGAAATGCTCGCAGCCATCGGACTGCCAACCGCTGTCACGGCGTTTTGCTTTTGGATGATTGAGCAAAGAATTATCAAACGTGAGAAAGCCGCGCAGGAAAAAGCCGCAGAGCGGGAAAAAGCCCGCGAAGACTTACAGATAATGACAATTCAGAGCGTGAACGCCGCTATTGCACTGTCCGAAGCCACTGCCCGCGCCGTGCAGAGGATCCCCGACGCCCACTGCAACGGAGACATGCACGCCGCACTCGACTATGCAGAAAACGTCAAGCACCGGCAGAAAGACTTTCTGACGGCGCAGGGAATCCACTCTATGATCGACTGAGGAGGATAAAAATGATCGAAATAAAAGCCGTGCCGGGCAAGCTGATCATGCTCGGCAAGCAGGGCGAAAACCTCGCGCGGGAAGTGATTTTTGACGTCTCCGGCGTCCGCGCTGAGTTCGGGGACGGAACTTTCCGGCTCTCTGCGAAGCGACCGGGAGAATCTGACGCTTATCCGGCGACTGTCACCGAGACCGGCGATACCGTCGTGTGGGCGCTGACCGGCGCGGACACGCAGAACGCCGGGCGCGGGCAGTGCGAACTTGCCTACTACGCCGACGAGACCAGACTTAAGACGTGGACATATGATACGGCGATTGCCAAGTCGCTGACCGGATCGCCCAAAACCGATCCGTACGACGAATTTTTGGACGAAGTGAACCGGCTCGCCGCCCCCATCACCACCGACATCACCGACCTTATGACCGGCGCACTGCCGCTCATGACGACGGAGCCGGGCGGCACGATCACGATGCACCACGCACTCGCGGACGACGGGTTGAGGCTCGACGTGCCAAACACCGTGAAATATATCCGAGACTTAAAGGAGGTGGCAAGCAGTGGCACTGAGTGAAACCGAAAAGGCAATGATCAAGGCGGCGGGGCTGACCGAAGCCGCATTTGAGGGGGGAAAGGGCGAAAGCCCTGACCCGGGCACCGCCACAGACCCGGAGCTTGAAAAGCGCGTCGCGACGGTGGAAGAAACCGTCGAGGCGGTGAAAATTATCTTGATGGGGGAGGATAAATCGTGAGAGGAATCGACATTTCCCGGCACAACACAATCCGATCTTTCCCCGCGATAAAGTCACAGGGTGTGGATTTCTGCGTCATTCGCGCCGGGTACGGCACAGTCATCGACGCGAAATTTGAAGCCCACATCAAAGCGGCGAAAGACTGCGGAATGCTCGTCGGTGCGTACTGGTTCTGCTATGCCCTCAACGTCGCCGACGCGCGGAGAGAAGCTGAGGTGTGCGCGGAGACACTGCGCGGGCATCAGCTTGATCTGCCGGTATTCTACGATTTTGAGTACGACAGCGAGCGGTACGCCGGGAAACACAAAGTGACGTATAACCCGAAGCTCCGGACGGAGATAATCGAAACATTTTGTACCGAAATGACGAAGCGCGGCTATAAAGCCGGGGTGTATACAAACCCGGACTACTGGCTGTACCGGCTCAACGCCGACAGACTGTCGAAGTACGCGCTGTGGATTGCATCGTACAAAAGCAAGGACGGCAAGGCGACTTTCGACACCGTTCTGCCGACCGACCTTCCGCCCGCGTTTCAGAACGCCCTGTTGTGGCAGTTCGGCATGTGCAAAATGCCGAAAGCCGTCGGGTATGTGGACATTGACTATGGGTACGGCGTCAAGCCGCCCGCGCCGAAGAAAGCGTATAAGGTCGGCGACGAGTACACGATAAAGCCCGGCGACCTTTACACGACAGGACGGAAAGTTCCGGCGCGTGTCGTCGGCAAGACCTACACCATCCGACAGGTCCGCTCCGGCGCGATACTGCTCAGCGAGATCAACAGCTGGGTGACGGTATGAGGTACTTAAAACGGCTGATACTCGCCGTGCTGATCTACCTCGCGATTTACCTGCCGTTTATCGCCGTCCTGCAAGCCCTCACCGGCACCGACCTGACCGCCGCTTTTTCGGTCGGCGGGATCGTCGGGGCTGTGGAGCTTGCGCTCGGAAGTATTATTAAAATCACCGAAAACAAAGAGATAAGCAAGAAAGGATTTATCGAACATGGACAAGATGAATATAACACCGATACTGGAACTGGCGGTGAAGCTGATCTTCGCGGCAGTGACGATTTTCCTGATCCCGAAGCTGAAGGAGCTGATTTCGACCAAAGTCGCGGAAAGTGACCAGAAGAAAATCATCCGCTGGGTAGAACTCGCGGTTCAGGCGGCGGAAGAGGCTGCGCGTTCCGGGCTGATCGACAAAAGAGCGAAGTACCAGTACGCGAAGGACTTTCTCGAAAAGCGCGGCGTGACCTTCGACGTCGACACCATGCAGGCTCTGATCGACTCCACTGTCTGGGAGCTTTTTAACCAGTTCAAGCAAGATTCCGACTCGGGCGCCGAAAGCGAGGCGTGACATGAGAGCTGACGACGTGGCTGACCTCACGCGATCCGAATGGACGCGAGTCATCGATGAGTGCATCCATGATCGGCAGTGGCGAGATATTTTTAAGCGCCGCTGGCTCGATGGGATCAAGAATGAGCTGATCTCGGATGCGCTTAAGACGTACCGAAAGAACGCATGACAAAGCCGGGGAGAAATCCCCGGCTTTTCTCATGACAGCGTGACAGATTCGTGACAGATTTGATTCCAAAATACCGTTTTTGACGGCGGAATTTCGTCACGGGAGGTGGAATAAGAACGCCCGAAAACCCGCATGAATACAAGAAAAAACCGCCTATCGGCTTGATAAGCGGTTTTATTTTCTGGTCTGAGTGACAAGACTTGAACTTGTAAACTTAGTCCGAAAAACGCCTGAAATAAAGGCACTTTGGTTTTTGCGTGACGGATTTCATGACGGATTTTGCAAAATGTTATTATAATATTCTTCAAGCCGGGCGAATATTTCATCCTTCTTGTCCCGCATAATATGACCATAGATGCGGTTCACCATGTCTTCAGTTTCGTGCCCGAGATAGTCGGCGATGTACTTCACCGGGATATTCAGCAGGATCATCACAGACGCCGCATAGTGGCGCAGAGCGTGAAAAGTATAGTGCTTGCCACAGCACAGCTCAAGCGCGTGCTGATAGTGCTTCCGCACGGTACGCTCCGACAGTGTGGTGACAAACTCTGCATCCGGCTGATACGCGCGTCTGAGCGCCGCCTCGACGGCGGGCAGCATCCTGATTGTCCGGTCGCCGGCTCTGGTCTTCGGAAGCTTCATGGTAGCTTTGTTGTACATCCCTCTGATCTTCGCCGCGCAGATGTGGATCGTCTTCGCGTCGAAGTCCACCTTAGACCATCTCAGCCCGAGGATTTCCGACATCCGCATCCCGCACAGCGCGCCGAGGTGAACAGCAGCGTCGATATCACTTCCCCGCACAGTCGCCAGCAGAGACATGACGTCAACCTCCTCCGGAATCACGATCTCACTCTTCTGCGTCTGTGGGAGTTTTGTATGCAGCGTCATCTCCGGTCGGAACATTTTCAACGTCGAGGACAACAGCCCGTGCATACAGCGGACAGTCTTCGGCGAGTGGTCGGCGGATTCCGCGCTTATGGCAAGCTGCACCTGCTCCTGCGTCAGGTCGGCGAGCTTTACATTTCGCAACGCAGAAAGATTGCTTAACCTGATGCGTGTAAATTCGCGGTACGACGACGGCGACAGGGTATTCTTCTTCGCCTCGACGTACCGCTCCATCGCCTCTCCAACCGTCATGCCCGCATACGGATCGTCAGGCTTGTCCATCTTCCTCTCCGCCTCGAACTGTGCCGCGCGGAGCTGCACGTCCTTCTTATTCTTGCCCGAAAACGTTTTGTACTTATTCTCTCCTATCAGCACCCTTGCACGCCAGCTGCCGCTCGGGAGCTTGTCCATAATCATCTTATCACCTCTTTATCCATCCCACGCTCGGGTTTATGACGTCAAACGCAAAAAGAAAACATATGAACGCCATCAGTACAACAGCAATCGTCGCCGCGACTCGGAACTCCCGGCTCATGCGGGCGATCACCGCTTTCAAATCCGAAATGCGGTCGAGATACAATTTTTCCAACATCTTCAAGGCTTCTTCCGCCGTCATCTCGACGGTCTCCTCCTGGTCGCTCACCGCGGTCTCGTCACTGATCAACTCATCGACCGTCACGCCGAGTGTCGCCGACAGCAGCGATGCCGTCACGTATGTCGTCGGGCAGCCTTTCAGCAGCCTCTTCACCGTGCCTTCTGACAGCTTTGTTTCCTCCGCCAGACGAGCGTTCGTGTAGTGCTGCTGATCCATCAACCGGCGCAAAATGTCCGGATTTATTATTATGCTAACCATGAATTGTCCTCCATCACCCACAAAATGTCGAAAAATGACCTACGATTGCCCTTGCTTTTCTGTGCAAAAAGGTGTATAATGGAATCATGAAATAAACGCGAAAGCGAGGACAACAAATGCCGCACACATCGAATCAGCCTGAACCGCCCGACCGAAGCAAGCACCTCGATCAAGATGAACGCCGTGTCATCGAAGACTTCCGCACCCTTACGCCTGAAAACAAGCGCAAAGCAATCGCCCTCCTGCGGCGGCTCAAACAGTCGCAGGAATAGTTACTCGCCGCCTTCGGGCGGCTTTTTTTATTTCTTTTTGTTCAGCGCATCGAGACCGTCGACTATATCCGCCATACCGCTCAGGTGCGCACCGATTGCCGAATAAATAGTGCCTACTACAAGCAAGCCAATAAAAACGCCTACCCAAAACGGGATGACGTCGCCCGACATACCGCTGAGGCATACGCCGATTATCTCCATGACCGCCGCAACATATATAATCACCGCCACGACACTGAATACCGCCGACGTTCTTCTCAGCCACGGCACGGAGTCGGGCGCGTACTGTTTCACCGGTCGGCTGTCACTGTGCGCTTCACGGTACGCCTTATCTGTCTCGTCGCCGTCCTTCAGCGACACGCCGGTCATATCTACCCCGATTCCGCTGTCGGTGCAGTATGGGCATCGTATCGCGTCGTCAGGGACTTCTCTGCCGCACCTGTTGCATTTCTTGCTCAAACCCAATCACCCTTTCATCTGCTCAATGATTTTCTTGAACAACTCCTGCTTCTCCGGGGACACGCTCCGGTAAAGCTCGAGCAGTTCTTTTTCTTCGGAGGACAGCTCATCCGGGCTGTCTGCCGGGGCGGGATCGTCAGTCTCACCGGTGAGGTAGGCGGGAGTAGTAGAGAGAGTGGCGGCTATGATCTCCAAGTCGCTGGTAGATAGCCCGCGCTTGCCCAACCACACGTCATTCAGAAAGAATTGCCCGTGACCAGTCGACTCGCTTACGAACTTCTGCGACAACCCCTTAGACTTGCACAAAGTTTTCACTCGTTCTTTGAACATGGAAGTATTCAACATAAATATTTCCTACTTTCTGAAAAAGATGTTGGCAACTGACGAATCCTAAAAAATTAGGAATAACCTATTGACATTCCTAAGATTTTAGGTTATAATATTATCAGTCACAATTTCGTGACAGGCAAAACAACGTCGGGTGAGGGCACTCCGTATTCAGGCGGATTCCTGAACGCGGTTATTTTCTGGGATGTGCGATAATCGAAATGTCGGTGAACTCAGTCGCTTAAACGGTCAGTTGATTAAAGCGTCAGACCAAGCATTAAGAGGTCAACGATGAGCTGGAGAATGCAGACGGTTAGGTACAGTTTCTCGAATTTACTCACAAGACCACCTCCCCATTACGGTTCGGCGCTCTGTGGCGCTCTCAGTATAGGGTGTCGAGCCCTCACCCGACGGTTGCTATGTGGTACTACTATTATATCACGTTGTCATTGATTTGTCAAGATTTTGTGCCAAATTAAGGAGGAGAAAACCATGACAGAACAAACACAGAAAAACAAAGACAAGCTCGAGAGAATTCAGACCGCTCAGAACGAGCTGGTCGATAACCTGATCGTACAAGCGCTCCACGCTGCGAAAACAGCGGGCGGCTACGCCAGCGTCTGGAGGGACAAAGGTGGGCTGAGGGTTACCATCGAGGGTGCACGTCAGCAGTACATGTCATTCACCGACGAAGACAAGTCGGACATCGGCGCCCTGATCGATGGCATCGAATGGCTACTCAACGGCGCGCCGAAGGAAGACGAGCCGGAGAAGGACGACGATTAAAGGAGGAGCAAACCATGAACGAGGAACTAAGGGAACTTCTCGGCGAAATCAAAGCGTTCCGCGCCGACGTCACCGAGGCCATGCGCCGGTTCGACGAGCGGATCGCAGAGTGTGAGAAGGCTCTCATCAAGGAAAAACAAAAACGGAAATCGAAGGACGAGAAGATCGCGGCAGACCTGAAAGCTCTATACGAAGCGGTCAACGAACTCGCCAAAACGCCGATCTGGGAAGACAAATACGACCACCGGATCGCGATAAGCCGGAAAGCGGCATACGCCAGGTTCAAGGAACTCGGTGTAAAACCGAAAGACGCGCTGGACGCCTTAGCGAGGAACGGATACCTCGTGAGGGACAGCGAAGGAAAGAACACCCGCACGGTAAGACGCGGGCGTGAAGTAGAAAGGGCGGTGATGATAAACAATGGATATATCGAAATTTCTGGAAACGCATAAGCTGACCGGACGATGGCTGATTGCACAGCTCCGTATGGTCGGCTACGAAATCTCGGACAGTTTCCTCAGCCGGATTCTCTCCGGCGAGCGGAACTCCGACTATGCGCAGGAAGTCCGCGCGGCGGCAACCGCCATCTGCTACCGCTACGGAAAGAGCATGGACATGGACGAAAGGAGCGCCACGAATGCCGAGGCTGTCCAAAACGGTAGCTGAGAAGCAGCTCGACGCGCTCAGAGACTCCGTTGACATCTACATGATGAAACGGACGCGAGACGGCGTTGACTGCTCAACTGCCGCCGCCGCGTTGGGGTTCAAGTACTCAACCCTCCGCGACCGGCGGAAAAGACCGGAAACGTTTACAATAGGTGAAATCCAGCGTATCGCGAACACGCTGAACGTCACCGTCCCGACACTGCTCGGGGAGAATAATTGATTAAAGGAGAAAACCAAAATGTACGAAGAGAAGAAGAACAACAAGACCGAGACCGCGCAGGAAGACACTGCCGACGCGATAAGAAAAATCGTCTCGAAGATGCAGGTCGAGCACACCATGAGCCAGTTCGGAGACGACGCCGACGCAATGCTCGGCTGGCTGGCACACCGCGCCGGGAACCAGGAACCGATAAACGGGCACAAGCTCGACAATCTCAGAATGATAGTCGATAACGACCACATCCAGCTCATGTATCCGGAAACGGATCTCCGCATCATGGTGGACGATGGAAAGCTCACCGTCGAAAACCTTCGGGAAACCGTCCGCCTCGTCATCGAGCATGACCAGGAAACGCTCTGGAATATATCGTGCAAGATCGCCGATGAGATGATGGACGAGGACGACGAAGACTGAATCAGATAAGGGGGAGAAAGCCATGAACAAAAGGCAAAAAAAGAAGTACACCGATCGCGTTTATGCGCTGGTGTACGACGTCACCTACGAATCGAACGGGCAGCACGACATTTATCGAGGCTCGATAGTCGCGAGAGGCAAAGCCTTTCACCGGTGCTGGAGCTGGATGAAGAAAAACGATATCTTCACCCCACTCTTCGAGGACGAGCCGATACTTGTGCCGGTCCGCTTTTACTCAATCGGGCTGACCGTGACACCGACCGGCGCGAGAATGGCAAGCGTCCGCTCGTGGGGGGACAGACCATGAAGAAAACCGATTTCGTTCACTCCCATCTGTCCCCGCTGCTCCGCGCGCTGGACGACGATATCCTCGCCGTGTCCTACGGCAAGGTGGGGACAAAAGAGCATGTTTACATCATATTCGACGGCGGATATCTCGGCATCGACGTCTCGGGGCTCAACAACGCCGGAATCACGGAACTCGTAATAAGGAGGCTCATTCGCAATGATCGAAGCAGCAAATAAAATCGCGTCGGACAAGCTCCACCGCATCGAGCAGGAGCACAACAACGAGCTGAGGCGCGAGAACGCCGAACTCCGCGCAATGGTGAGAGCGCTTCTGACAGCGCACACCGTTGAGGTTGAAATTGAGCATGGGAGGGCGAAATTCTATGATGCCGCGATTCTGGACTGACGCTGTGATCGACGACGTTCTCAGCCGCATCCGGGCGGGAGAGAGAACGGCGGATATCGCCGAAGAGTACGCAATCAGCGCCGCGTCGCTCAGGAGCGTCATATGGCAGCGTCGAGGCTCCGTTGTGAGCGAAGCCCGGCAGAAGATGTACGCCGACATGGCGAAGCTCTGGGAGGCAGGATGGACGGTCCCTCAGATCGCCCATAAGTACAATATGAACCCCCAGACCCTGGCGCACATAATCACGCGGCGTCGCGCCCTCTTTTTGAGGAAGAACAAAAGGAGGGCGAAATCATGATCACCAAAGACGAAATCCTCACCGAACTCGACGGGTGCGACGAGCCCGAGAAGAAGCTCCACGAAATCGCTGCCCGGACGAGGCTGCCGGTCATGGTCATCCGGAAAATCCTGAAAGGTCTCGTCACCGTCGTCCCGCCGGAGCGCGGACACGACAACACCGACCGCGTCGCCGAAAGCCACATCGAAAAAGGCGTCAACCGCGGCAGATGGTCGGACGAGGACATTCAGTACATGGCGGAGTGCTGGAACCGGGGCGCGGACATCTGCGAAATCGCCGAAGCCGTCTGCCGGTCGGAGAAAGCCGTCCGCGGCGTCATGCAGCGGAACCGCGAACTCTTCCCCCGCCGCCACGAGCGCGGGAGAATCTGGTCGCCGGAGGAAATCGCCCGCGCCGCCGATATGTGGTCGGACCGCGATATCAGCGAATCGGAAATCTGTGACGCGCTTCACCGGTCGCGGAGTGACTTCTATCAGCTCCGCGCCGAAAACCGCAAGCTCTTCCCGTCGAGGCGGAACACCTACAGGAGGGCTGAACCATGAAAGCACGAATGTCCCCCGCCACAGCGCGGCAGAACCTCCCGGCGGGGACGCAGGAAGCCGTCCGGGCAATGGTCGACGCCGAGTTCGCGGAACGGCAGAAAATCTACGCGAACCGGATTTTACTCGCCACCTGCCTCGCGCTCAATGACATCGCGGGGTTCGGCGACAAAAGACTGCTGTATGTCCTGAAAGGCATCGAGGACATCACGTCCGACTACGCCGAAAGAGCCGGAAAGAACTACAGACCCGAAACCGCCGAGGAGGACAAAGTCGCACAGATGATGCAGGACGAACTCCTCGGGCGCGGGAGAACACATATAGTGATAAAATCTAAGTGAGGAGAACGATTATGAGAAACGAAGACGAGAAACTGACGGAAGCCGCGAGAATGCTCAGCAGGAACTGTGAGGAACGTCTCGACAGCTGCAAGGGCTGCCTGTTCTGCCGCAGCGACCTGCTCTGCAAACTTCGCGGGGTTCCGGCGGAATGGAACAGGGATTTTGGGTTCGAAGACCATTCTGCGGAGGTGTGCAATATGGCCGATGACCATTCTGCGGATGTGCGCAGAAAGGTCTGGCATGCCGCGGGCGGCGGCAAAAAGTACGGCACACCAACTGATACACCAACTGAGACGGTTGCACCAACCGATACACCAACTACCCGCGCCGAAATCCTCGACGTCGCGAAGAAAATCGTGACCGGGGACAGAGAAAAGCAGTACGGGAAGCCGGAAGATAATTTCGCGGTTATCGCGAGATTCTGGGAGGTCTACCTCTCCGAGCGCTGCGTCAGCGGCGGGGCTGAGGTGACACTCAATCCCGATGACGTCGCGATGCTCATGGCGCTTATGAAAGTCGCGAGGATCATGACCGGGACATTTAAGGGAGACAGCTATATCGACGCCTGCGGGTATCTGGCTTGCGCGGCGGAGATCGCCGGGAGGTAGGATGTGAAGCGTACGCATGAAGAACTGATCCAGCTTCAGGAGCTTCCGCTTGAAGATAAGGTCAGAATGACGAAGATGAGGATACAGCAGTGGTATCTGGCGTTTGAGAGTAAGGTGTATGTCTCGTTTTCGGGCGGCAAGGACAGCACGGTGCTGTTACATATAGCGAGGTCGATGTTCCCGGATATTCCGGCGGTGTTTGTCGACACGGGACTTGAGTATCCGGAGATCAAGGAGTTCGTGAAATCGGTTCCCGGCGTTACGATTGTGCGACCTGAGATAGGATTCAAGCAGGTGCTCGAGAAATACGGTTATCCGGTCGTGAGCAAGGAGGTCGCGGACACTGTGATGTATGCTCAGAAGGGAAGCGAGTGGGCGCTCAAGAAGCTGTGCGGCGAGGGTAAGAATGACGCCGCAAATAAATTTCGTCAGCGTTTTGAGAAATGGGCATACCTCAAAGACGCGCCGTTCAAGGTGTCCGCGAAATGCTGCCAGATCATGAAGAAGAGCCCGGCGCATAAGTATGAACGAATCAGCGGAAATCATCCGATATTGGCGACGATGGCGGACGAGAGTCAGATGAGATACGCCGCATGGCTTGAGCATGGCTGCAACGCTTTCGACGCGGCTCGTCCGATATCTCAGCCGATGTCGTTTTGGACTGAGAATGACGTGCTTGAATATCTGAAGGTCAACGATGTTCCGTACTGTCCGATATATGGCGAGATTATCGAGGATGATGGCGAGTTCAGAACGACAGACGCGGACAAAACCGGCTGTATGTTCTGTATGTTTGGCGTTCAGCGAGAGAAGAGTCCGAATCGATTCGAGAGAATGCGTGAGACCCATCCGAAGCTGTACGATTATTGTATGCGACCCGCAAATGGGGGGCTTGGATTGGCTGAAGTCCTTGATTACATTGGGGTCGCCCATTAAGGAGAAGGTATGGATAGAATAGAAGTATTGAGACGCGCGGTCACGTTGATTGCAGACGAGTGCGGCAGACATCAGCTGAGCGCGGAGGGGTGCGATGGATGTCTGCTGTGCGATAAAGAGTCCGGAAACTGCCAGATTTACAGATGTGACGCACCGATTGAGTGGAACTTTGACGCGTGGATAAAGGAGCATAAAAATGGTTGAACAAAAGCCTCCGCTCGAATGTTTTGTCTCGTGTGACAATGTTGCTATGGTAATATGTGTCTTTACCCAGACACGTGGTGGTGGACGTATGATTATCAAGAAACTGTGTAAGATGGGCGCGACGCTAAGAGAAACGGGTGCGGCACTATATGAACTTAATAAGAGCTATCGTTCGCGAGAACGTGTGATCAGGATGTGCGCACCGTCGGCGATGTGGGAGCGAAGATCTGATTCCGGGTTCGCACCTATAGATGTTGTATCAGCGTATTTTAGTCCCAAGGAAGGTCGGATAAATCGTATGTACAGCGACGATGAGGAGTGGTTCGGTACGTATATTGAAAAGATCATCAATGAACACGAATCGACCACTATGGTTCCGCCGTATGTATATATTAACGAGCGTGTGCCATGGTATGATTCCGGTATGCCCGAGTATTGCAAACACGAGATTCAGGAGTTTCTGTTAAAGACTGGATGCAGCGAGAAATTTGTCGAGAGCATTGATGATAATTTCTGCCGGGCGTTTGGTGTGACAGCGCGAGCGATAGGAAGGGATCTGACAAGGGTGTACGGAGGTGCAGAATGAGTAAGTGGATAAGTGTAAGGGATAAGATGCCAGAAGATAGTTCGCCCGTATTGACTGTGTATAGCAATGTTTACGGCGAAATGGTCTTAGCTCTAAACGACTATGATTCGGAATGCGATAATCCGTGGCACGATTCAGGAAGAGAAGAGACTCTTTACTGGATGCCTATACCGCCAATTCCAAAGATGCCGGAGGGAGATACGCATGAAGATTAATCGGTACGGCGACAGATGGAACATAGAGTTGAGAAGGCACAACATATCGAACAGCGACGTAAAATGCTTTCTATGTGGATGCGAGTTCGACTTCAGCGAAAATGATGTCGAACAACAGCGTAGTCTGCTTTTGAAGCAGAAGCGTGGTGTTGTGTATTGTCCATGCTGTGGCGAGGCGAATACGGTGTGGAAGAGATACTGGTCATACTACGAGAGATAAAGGGGATCTATATGAAAAAGGAACTGTTTGTTCCGTTTGACGGTAAGGGGAACTTGCTTGACTACGTTTACGGTGATATAACCGATGACGAGAAGGATGTTTGTCGAAGAAACGGAGTAGTCATCCGCGACAAGGGACTTTCGTGCATGATGTTCATGCCGAATTATGAGTTCAGCGACACCATGATATTCGATGGCTTTTCCAGAGGAAGGTCATCGGTCAAGGCGCACTTTGTGAGCGAGACCACACCCACTGGGCATATCTGCCGGAGTTGCCGGAGGAGGAAGAATGAAAATCTTAGTCGATAAAATGCCAAAAACGGCGGAAGAATGCCTATGGGCACATCGAGACGCATGGGGGTATGTCTGCTACGCCGTCGGCAGTGGCGACTGGAGTTTGCCGGGGTGTATGGTCTATTATAGCGGCAAGTGTCCGTATCTGAGAGAGCTACCGGAGGAAAAGAAAGCGGAAGAGGCGGAGCGTGTCACAGTGTGGCAAGCCGCTGCCGAATTTGGTCGCTCCGCAAGTGAGACATGGGAAAATGCGAATAGTGCGACCAAGACCTTGGCTGACGCACTGTACAAACCGGAGGAGGAAGAATGAACAACACGTTCGAAAAACGCTCAATGGCGTTTATGAACTGTCCGTGGAAATTCACCGCCGAATGCAATCTTATCTGCGAAACGTGCATACACAGCGATCCAGATGGGCTTAGGACATTGCTTGATGATTTCAACAAACTGGGGAGAATTCTTGATGATTTCAACAGACTGGGGAGACAGATAGAAACAAAGGAGGGCGAAAATGGCTGAATACATCGAAAGACAAGCAGTGATCGACCTGCTGAAAGGCGCAGGCGAGGAGAGCGGCAGTCCAGTAGTAGACACCGAATTGATGATTGAAGCCGTTCAAGATGACATTTCCGCCGCCGATGCCGCACCGATCATCCATGCGAAATGGGAGATGAGGCGTGTCTACGTCAACGGCTGCGAAGGCAGCGGCGAAGAAAAGGCGTTCTGCTCACACTGCAACAAGTCGAACAAGCAGTACACGCCGCCATACTGCCCGCACTGCGGGGCGAAGATGGATGAGGAGGACGAACAATGAACAACAAAGCAGGATGCGGAAGCGTCGGCATCGCCGGTACGCTGACGATAGTGTTCATCGTTCTTAAGCTGTGCGGGCTTATCGCATGGTCGTGGTGGTGGGTGCTGTCTCCACTGTGGATATCAGCGATAGGTTGGGTGATTTTATTGATGATCGCGCTATTGATAGGAGGGAAAAAATGACGAGGGAAAAAATGACGCCTGAACTGAAACACGCGCTCGAAGTGATAAAAAGCGAGTGCAAGAAAAACGTCCGTCTGTGTTCGAGATGTCCGCTCGCCGCATGGCGGTTTCGCGGGGAGAGACAGTGCCGGATTACAGGCGCAAACATCGAAAATGTTCGCCCGTGGCCTTATAGCCCTTGCGATTGGGACATTGACGCATGTGCACAGGAGGACGAAAATGGACGCGGTTGAATTTATCGTAACGCGTGACAGAATGTGCAAGTCGTTTAAGGATCGCTGTAGGGGATGCGAAATAGCAAATCGCATGGACGGCAACGAATCGTGCAACGATTATATCAAACGCTGCCCCGCCGAAGCTGTTGCGATTGTTGAAAAATGGAGCAAGGAGCATCCCCGGAAGACCCGCCGGAGCGAATTCTTGAAGCTGTTCCCGGCGGCGAAAGTGGATATCGACAGCATTCCTGTCATATGCCCCAAAGACGTTTGCGTCAGATTCAGATGCTGTGTGAATCCAGACGAAAGGGCTTGTGGGCAATGCCGTGACTGCCGGAAGAAGTACTGGCTCGAGGAGGTGGAAGAGTGAGAATTCTCAGATCAACGCCCTTCGTCCTGCTGTACATCTCCGTCGCGATTCTTGTCGCGGGATGCGTGCTTTTGGGTTTGCGCGCGATGCTCAACCCGTTCAACGCTATTCCGCTCGCGGTGACGCTGATGGCGGTCGGCGGAGCCCTGACGGTGGCGTATGGGTTTGCGGTGTGGATGTTTGTGATGGAAAAAATTGATAAAGGAGAGGTGGACGACGATGGCAATTAAGATTATCAAGCCGGGGAATCCCGTGAAAGCGAAGCAGACACGACGATTTACCTGTCTCTTCTGCGGCTGCATCTTCAACGCCGATCTCGGAGATTACGAGGCGGTGATGATATGCAGTCAGCTCGACGATGTGATCGTACACCAAGCAATCTGCCCGGCCTGCCACAAATGGGTGCGCAGGTCCGAACCGCTCGATGAGTAAACCCCGCTACGGGAGAAAGGGAACACAGTGATAAAAGCAAAACTTGACCACAAGAAAGATATCTGCGAGATCGAAACGAGAGGCACGTTCGCAGAGGTCACGAACGAAGTCGCGAACATCGTCGAGAACATTTACGAGGCACTGAACGAGCCATTCAAATCAATCTATAAGGCGGCGCTTATTAGCGCGATCGAAGAAGGGCAACTGCTCGGTGAGGGAGACAACGGCGATGAATGCTAAACTCGCAACCCTCATTGTCAAAGTCCTCGACTTCATCGCGGAGCACCCGGAGCTCGAAACCGATTTCGATATCTGGCGCGTCAGCCCCGAGCACGAACTTCGCGCGTCGTTCTGCTACAACTACAAAAGCGACCTGGACGCGCTCGGAATGCCCGTCGCGAAATGCCGATACATCGAAAACGGGCGACTCATCAAGTCGATGGATTTCCTCGCGTCGGAAGAGAACTTCAAGCTCCTGCTCGAGGGGCTTGAAAAGCTGGAGGAAAAGCGCCATGATCATTAAAGATTCCATTGCCGAGTACCACGCAAAACCGAGTGTCAGCAAGACGAAGCTCTGGCGGCTCCTGAGCGACACCCCGGCAAAGTTCAAGTGGCTCGAAGACCATCCCGAGCCACCGACCGCCGCGATGCAATTCGGCTCTGCGCTGCACAAATACGTGCTCGAGCCGGACGGATTCTTCGACGAGTACGCCGTCGCGCCGCAGTGTGAAAGGCGAACGAAAGCCGGGAAGGAAGAATATCAGGCGTTTGTAGAAAGTGTACAAAACAAGACAGTGATTTCAACCGACGATATGGTGCTCATCTCTGAAATGACCACCGCCATCCGGGCAAACCCGCGCGCCGACTTCCTTCTCCGGGGCGAGGTCGAAACATCCTACTACTGGCAGGACGACATGACCGGGCTTGACTGTCAGGCACGCCCCGACTGCGTGAAGATGGTCGATGACAAAGCCCTGATTGTCGACCTCAAAAGCTGCGCCAGGGCTGACACTGAGACGATGGTGAAGCAAGCCTACGCTCTCGGATACGACATGCAAGCCGCCATGTTCATGGAGGCTGTGGGCAGAGAACGCAATGTCGGGTGTGACTTCCTGTTCGTGTGCATCGAGAAGGAACCGCCCTACCTCATCAACATCCTGCAAGCCGACGACCTCATGATCAAAAGCGGGCAGGACAGATTCCGGGAAGCTATCGGGATTTACAAATCCTGTCTCGACTCCGGGAACTGGTACGGGTATGAAGGGGCGTTCGGGATGGTGAACACGCTCGGGCTGCCGAAGTGGGCGGCGAAAGAGATTGAGTAGGAGGCGACTATGCTGAATGGAATGCCGCTGCCCGAATCGCAGCTCTGCGGGCTGAACGGTGTCGAGAGCTGGCGCAGGGCAATGATCGGCGTGAAGCGAGAGCCTAAGCCGGTCATCAAATTCACGAGCTATTCACCGCCTGATGTGTATTCGCTGGGTCTCATCGACGAGGCTGCCGTGGAAGACTACCTCCTCGGGCGCGACATTGAGTGGTGCAAGACTATTGGCGAAGCGAAGGCTTATCATCGGCGCATAAACAAAGCGCTCGACGAAGTACTCAACGAACTGTTAAAAAAGAATTGATTAAAAGGAGCACAGAAAATGGATAACGTACAAGAAATCATTCCCGCGACTGCCGAACAAGCCGTCGCACCGGTCAGCACCGCACCGATGAACGTCACCAATATGTGGGTGGATAAGGACGCCTTTGAACAGGCGCAGCGCGTCGCGATCATGCTGTCCAAATCGCAGATGATCCCGGAGAAGTACCAGAACAAGCCCCAGGACTGCTTCGTCGCTATCGAAATGGCGGCTCGCGCCGGTCTCTCTCCGCTCGCCGTCCTCCAGAACGTCGATGTGGTGAAGGGGAAGCCCCGCTGGAGCGGTCAGGCGTGCATGGCTATCATCAACTCGTGCGGGCGCTTCCGCGATGCTCGCCCGGTCTATACCGGCACGAAAGGCACTGACACCCGCGCTTGCTTCATCCGCGCGATCCGGATTTCGGACGGCGAAGTCGTCGACGGCACCGAAATCTCCATGAAAATGGCGGCTGCCGAAGGGTGGTTAAGCAACTCGAAGTGGAAGAATATGCCAGAGCAGATGCTGTTCTACCGTGCGGCGGCGTTCTTCGCGAGGATGTACTGCCCGTCGGAACTCCTCGGCGCGATAGTCGAAGGTGAGCCGGAGGACATCGAAGCGTCGAGGCAGAAACAGACCGGCGCCTCAGCGACCATGACAGCCGCTCTCGACGCCGCAATCGCCGCCGGAAAGGAGAAGAAATAATGCTGAACAAAGTCACTTTTCAGGGCAGATTCACCGCCGACCCGGAACTGAGGCAGACGGCGAGTGGAGTCTTCTTCTGCAACTTTGACGTCGCGTGGAGCGAAAAGTACAAGGAGGTCGAATCGACCTGCTTCCTGAAATGCCGTGCGTGGAGAACGACGGCGGAATTCCTGTCGAAATACTTCCACAAAGGCGATCAGGTCATCGTCGAGGGGCGGCTCATCACCAACTCGTGGACGGACGATCAGGGACAGAAACGCTCCATGATAATCTGCGACGTCGACAAGTGCCACTTCTGCGGCACGAAGAGCGGCACTCAGGGCGGCGGAAACTATCAGGCAAGTAATTATACCACTCAGCCGCAAACGAGCGTCACGGGCGTCTCTGACGCCTCACAGGCGGTTCCCAATTTCGAGGTTCTGCCCGAGGGCGAAGTGCTGCCGTTCTGAGGTGGGGCATGATAATTCCAAAATCTGTAAAAATTGGTGGCAAAACATACAAGATCGAAATAACCGACCGACTCGATTTCGGAATAATAAGTTGCTCCGGCGAAATTTTGTATGATAAACTCATTATTCGTGTTGCCCCGAACGCAGAGCAGATGATGCACGGCGTTCTGCTGCATGAAATCGTGCATGGCATACTTCAAAATCTCGGATATCGTGACCACGATGAGCAGAAGGTCGATGCGCTCGCGAATGCGCTTCACGCTCTGATTGTTGATAATCCCGGTATGTTCGAGAGGAGGCAGAAACAGTGACAATCCAAGTCGACTCGAGGGAGAAAGCCCACATCATCGAGGGGATTATCCGATACTTCGACGAGCAAGGGATAAAACACTACTCCTCAAAGCTCATCGTTGGCGACTATATGAACCTTGACAATCCAAAATTAATTTGTGACCGCAAACACAATTTGTCGGAAATTGCCAACAACCTCACCAACGACTCCGGGCGGTTCATGCGCGAAGTGCGGCTCGCGAAGGAACTCGGAATCCATCTCGTCGTGCTGTGCGAGCACGGCGGGTGGTGCAAGTCGATCCGCGACGTCAAAGACTGGCACAACCCGATGCAAGGGAAAATTCCATACGCGATAAGCGGGAAAGAGCTTATGGAGCGCATTTACAAAGTCCATATCGCGTACGGCGTCGACTTCCTGTTCTGCGACAAGCGATGCACCGGGCGGCGGATCGTCGAGATTCTGGGGGGTGCGAAATGAACCGCAGACTGTTGAAAATGCGAACCTACTGGAAGAACAGTGACCGACTGATTCTGTGGTTCGCGGCGCATTATCCGGAGCGCGTGGTTCTTCCCGAGGCGGAGTTGGAGAGCATCGGGAACGGAACCCTCCTCGACTACATCGAGCTGTGGCAGGAATCACCGAAGGGGCTCGAAGAGAGGCGGAAGTTCATTCGGGAGTGCTTGGAATTCTGCCGCAACGGGAGGACGAGCCCATGAGCGACTATCCCCGCTACGACATGGAGGCGGTCAAAGCGACCGTCTCCGTTCCCGACGCGCTTGAGCGGTACGGCGACTTATCCAAGCGCCGCGGAAACCGCTGCCCCTGCCCTATTCACGGCGGAAAGGACAACAACCTCTCGTTCCGGAACGACTCCTTCCACTGCTTCGTCTGCGGCGCTGGCGGAGATGTCATCACGCTGGTCGAAAAGATTTTTAACCTCTCCTTCCCGGACGCCGTGCGGAAGCTCGCCGAGGATTTCGGGATCGCCCCGGGCGTTGATCCGGAGGCGATCAGGCGGCGGCAGCTCGCGGCGGAAGCACGGAAAAGGCGGGCTGAACGCGAAAAAGACGACTTTCGGCGCCTCGCGACGTTCTATCACCAGGTGCAGGACCTTCCGTCGACCCCGTTCCGCGACAACTGCGTTCGCACGCTCGCCGCGACTATCGACGAGATCATCCAGCGCGGGGACGCGAGCAGCTACCCGGTCGACGAGATAATCTCGACCATGCGGCAGGGGCTGCAACGGGAGCGGCAACTAAGAACGTCTGTTCATTTCGCACAGACTTTCCCTCCACCATTTCACGAAAGGACGTAACAAACCGTGGCTGAAATCATCGAGCCCAAAATCAAAGAACTCCCGGCGTGGACGCTCGAGGATTTCGAGAGCGCCGTCCCGCACAACTGGCTCTACAGCAACTATTACAAGAATCCTTTTACATATCGTCGCGCACTCGTCAAAATAGACGAATCTGCCCGCAAAATCGGCTACCCCGGGTTCAAGGCGGAAATGCGCGACTATGTGAAAGAATTCGGCGACGGCAAGGTCAACGAGAGCGACTATACCAACACGACCGAGTTCGCCGGACAGCCCATCGAACTGAACTGCGGCAAGTACATTTGTACGGATACAGGCGTTTCCATTCCGTCCCTCGGCGAGGTCACGACTATCTGCCCGCACCCGATCCTGATTTCCGGGCGGCTCGTCAATCTCGACTCCGGAGAGGTCCGGCTCGAGGTGTCGTTCAAGCGGTCAGCGGAATGGCGGACCGTCGTCGTCGAGAAGATCATCCTCGCGTCGGCGGCGAAGATCATCGACCTTGCCCGGCTCGGGATCGCTGTCGACTCCGAGAACGCGAAAGCTCTCGTCAAGTACTTTACCGACCTCGAGGCGTGGAATTACGACCGACTCCCCGAACGGCACTCCGTCGCGCGGGTCGGATGGACGACTTCCGGGAAATTCGTGCCGTACGCCGACTCTGTGGAGTTCGACGGCGCGCCCGGGTTCAGGGCTGTGTTCGACTCCTTCCACCCGAACGGAGACCGCGACGCCTGGTTCAAAGCCGCCTCGAAAGCCCGGAACGAGAGTACCATCGCGCGGATTGTACTCGCTGCCTCTCTCGCGTCCGTTCTCGTCGGACCGCTCCACGCGCTGCCGTTCTTCGTGCACGTCTGGGGGCGGTCTGGCAACGGCAAAACCATGCTGTTAAAGCTCGCCGCGTCCGTCTGGGCGTCGCCCAACTCGTCGGATGGATATGTGCGGAACTTCAACTCGACTCTCGTCGGGCTGGAAACCGCCGCGGGGTTCTTCAACTCCGCTCCCCTCTGCGTGGACGAGCTGCAAGTCGTCAAAAACCGCCGCGACTACGACGATATAATCTATATGCTTTCTGAGGGGCAAGGACGCTCCCGCGGGTCGAAGGACGGGTCTTTCCAGCAGCTCAAATCATGGCAGAACACCATCATTACGACAGGCGAAATGCCGATCACGAGCGACTATTCCGGTGCGGGCGCTATCAGCCGAATCATCGAAATCTCCTGCGGCAAGGAACGACTTCTCAGCGACTATCGCGGGCTTTCCGACACGCTGTCCCACAACTGGGGCTTTGCGGGGAAAGAGTTCATCGAAGGACTCACGCCGCAGGTGCTCGAAACCGCGAAGAAGGTGCACAAGGAATACGCAGATGCTATCGAGAAATCCAATACCACTGGAAAACTCGCTGGCTCGGCAGCAATTATACTCGTTGCGGACGCCCTCGCGGAGCTTTTAATCTGGCACACCGGCACGCAGCTGTCGGCGACTGATCTCGCGAAGTATCTGCCGACCGAAAAAGAGGTTGACACCAACCAGCGGGCACTGGAATGGCTTTACGGCACCATTGCGGAGAACGAAGGCAAATTCGATTTCTCCGGCGACTCTATCCCGCGCGAAGTGTGGGGTGAGTACAAAACCGATGGATATGACCGTCCCGGCGTGGCAATCATCGCGTCAGTGCTCAGCCGGATCATGACCGAGGCAGGGTTCAACGCCACAGCGTTCCGGCAATGGGCGGCTACCGAGGGGTATCTTCGCCGCGACGCAGAAGGCAGATCAACCTTCATGGTGCGCCTCCACGGCAAGCCGCCCACTCGGTGTGTGTGGTTGTATCTGGGCGACAAATAACTATTGCTGGCGAATATGTCAAATTCAAGGGCTATTCGCCAACGGCTATTGTGCAAGTTTGTTTCGGCGGTATCACAATATCGCCCCTGTATCAACCCATGTGATACGCCGAAACCCGCATAAAACCTGAACTTTTTGGAGGTGTATCACAGTATCACATGAAAATCGATTGCACGCTTATATACGCGCGTAAAAATTTTTTGAAATACAAAACATGCTCGCGCGTATGTATAGTATAGTATGTGATACATGTGATACAAGTGATACATATATAAATAAGCCAGTATTCATGGGCATTCCCACGTATCGCTTAAATCGGGATTGCCCGAAACAGAGTGATACATAGTGATGTATAACGAAAGGAGATCACATGGACGAAGAGAAGAAGGCCAGAACGGAGAGCACGGCGCAAGGCAACGCGGCTGCGACCGGAGCGGACAGCCCCGCGCCGAAGAAGAGAGGCAGACCGAAGTCACCGCCGAAGCCGAAGAAGGAACGAGCCGCACCGACGCCGCCGAACGCCTACGCAAGGAAACGGGCAGTCGAGTATGCCGAAAGCGTCGCGGAGCGCGTCGACGAGAAAGATAAGGCGGCTATCGTCAATGCGCTGACGCTGCCCGAAGAGGATATGCCCGACGCAAGGCAGTACAAGAAAACGACCGATAGGGCGAAGTACCTCCCGAGTAAGGTCTGGACGCCGGAGAACGACAACGAGCGTGCATTCGTGAGCCAGATTCTCCGCGAACTGCTGACCGAGTTCCGGAAACCAACCGTGAAGGACGACGACGAAATGGCGGAGAGAATCAGCGACTACTACGACCGCTGCGCGAACGAGGGACGGACGCCGGTGTGGGAGGAAGTGTGCCTGAGCCTGGGGTATGGATTGCAGAAAGTGAACGCGATTATACATGGGACGGAGCGGGGGTTCACGGCTATCACCCCTGCAATCCTCAAAAAGGCTAAAGATTTTCAACAGTCTTTTGATGCGAAACTTGTGGTCGCCGGGAAGATGAATTTTTTAGCATATTGCTTCCGGGCAAAGTGCTATTACGGGATGCGGGATAACGCAGAATTGCCAGAAACTACGCGAAATCCGATGGGCGAAGCGAACCTCACGCCGAAGCAGCTGCAAGAAAGATATTTGCAGGGGATGAGGGAAAGCGACTATGAAGACAAGACGATAAAGTGACCGAAAGTTTAGGTTTTCGACACAATGAGCGACTTTGGTAGTGACGTATTGCTAAAAGTGTTGTGCAATATGACGAAAGCCTCGGCGACTATCAGACGGTCAGCGACTATCGAGCGACTATCGCGAAAAATTATCAGCGACTATTGCGAACCGAGAAAATAAAAATCCGGTTTTTGAAACTCGCAGAAAAGATTTTCAAAACCGGATCGGAAATTTTTCGGAAATCGGCGGGAAATTGAGCGGAAAATGAGGGGCTGCCTGAGCGGGGCGGTCCCTTTTCTGCGCTGCCGGGGCACCTCGAGACGGCAGAACGGCACGGGCGGCGGGCGTATATGACCGTCCAGGGCGCGCACAGACGGCGCAGGACGGGCAGAAATATGTGGGGCGGTATATTTACCCTATCGAGGGATTAAACGCGCTCACGGGGCTTGTAGGCGCTCACAGAGATATG